CTGATCAGTTTAAAAAGATAGGGATTAATAACGGCCCCTATGAAATACCATTTACTAAAATTAGTGCAAGTCTTGAGCCTAGTGGAGAACTTCCATTGCACTTTGGTCTACAAAAGATGATGGGTCAACACAGCGATGATGTAAGAGTTGTAGTTCACTTTCATCCTACATACTGTGTTGCCGCTATGCATGCCGGTATTGATCTAAGTACTATTGTAAACGACTTTCCTGAACTTAGTCGCTATACCAAGGTGGCACCTAACGTAGGAGATGTACCTCCTATCAGCCAAGAGCTTGCGGACCGTTGTCATGAAAATCTCAAGTTAGATAAAGATGGTAATATTGCTTATGACATAGTTGGTATCAAAGGTCACGGAGTAGTTGCTATTGACACAAGTCCATGGCGAGCATTTGAACACATTGAAAGACTAGAACACATCTGTAAGATTGTTCTGGTATCAAGAAAATGAATAGTTTAGAAAGAATATGGGCTAGAGCAACTGGGCATCTAATGGGCGATACTGATGAAGATCGCCCTAGAGTTCCGGTACTTACACTACGTGAAGCACGTATCGCATTGTTCCTAAAAACTTTCTGGATCTTCTTACATGTGATAACATGTCTATTCATCATAGCAAATGTTATAAGGCACTGGTAATATGGACAAGCAAATGTATTATAATGACGAATTCGTTAAGGGCGCGATACTAGAGATAGTACGACAAATATATACTGCTAACTATAGGCCCGACTATATCGTAGGACTCAAGAGGGGCGGGCTTGTTCCCGGCGTCATGCTCAGCCACTATCTTGGTATTCCATTTTACTCTTTAGATCCTTCTGAGTCTAATCTATGGATGGCTGAAGATGCATTTGGTTATGTGCCTATGGAAGATCAAGAAACTATCAAGAGCCGTTGGGATATCAGTTATAAGAAAAACATTCTCATCATTGATGATATTAACGACAGTGGTAATACATTTAAAAATATTGTCGAAGATTGGCAAAGCGGTTGCTTACCTAAAGAATCAGCATGGAATACAGTATGGCATAACAATGTCAAGTTTGCTGTGTTGATAGAAAATCAAGCCAGCGATTTCGATTGTGACTTTTTCGGGCATGAGATCAACAAGGTAGAGAATCCTGAATGGTGTGTATTTCCCTGGGAGTGTTGGTGGTAAGTGACATATGATTTCTGGGCCAAGAAGCCTAATTGGCATCACGCAAAGATCCGTGTAGAATCAGCAACAAAGTTTGAAGAACTGATGCGCTGGATGCAAGATAACATACAGGGACATAGAAAGCATACTATATGGAGACTGACAGACGGCGGACAATTTGAGATCAGATTCAGATTTGAAAAAGATTATGAATGGTTCGTACTAAGATGGTGTTAAATGCAACGAGTGTACCTAAAAAAATTAGATCGTAGATTTGCCGGTGGAGCAGAATTTGAATACTGCCTAGATTTTTTCGGTCCGGATAAAGGTAAGCATTTCTGTGAAGTACGCAATTGGTTTTGGGAAACATTTGGACCTAGTAGTGAATTAATATTTTATGTTGATAGCGATCAAGTATGGGCTTGGATCACTGATGGACATAGGACTCGCATATACATCAAGTCAAATAAAGAACTTGAATGGTATAAGTTGAGGTGGGAATGAATATACCACAAGAAATCATCAATGAGTGTGCTGAAAAAATTTCTAAAGATATCGATACAGAAATAGTTATGTCAGTATTAGGATGGATGTCATTTGAGTTGAGTGAAGGTACTGTATACGGTAAAAAGTATATGACCGTACATCCCAATAACACGTATGATTGGAATGAGTTGATGGCTTGGATGGAATATTCATTTGGTCCTACTGCACATGATGGTGTATGGACTCCTGGTATGCGTTGGTATGCCAATAATGCTAAGTTTTGGTTCCGTGACAAAAAGGATCTAGAATGGTTCTTGTTGAGATGGGCATGATGTATACTCCTAAAAAGCAAAACTGGAACAGCCTGTCAGAATTCAGAGATCATCTGGCGCGCGAAACCACTGAAAAAATAGTACTTTTTAACGGTCATCAATTGATAACCGAGACTACTGTATATGGATTGAGTTTTGGTAAACTACACATTAACGAGGTAAAGCGTGAGAGTAAAAGCATTAAGAGACGATCTGATGGTACAACAACAGATAAAGAACGAATGGGAACACATGGTCGGAGTAATCATGCTCAACCAGACGGGAAGAAAGCCAGTAAAGTACGTGCTTCCAAAGTTCCTAAAAAAGTTTCCAAACCCAAGAAGTCTCCTAAATAGTACAAGAGAACAAGTGATCGATATTATCAAGCCCCTTGGTATGTATAATATCAGGGAGAAAAGATTGCGTGGCATGAGCCGTGATTACTTGACTTGGGACAAAATAAATGCTAATATGTTGTATGGTATTGGTAAATACGGTAGTGACAGTTATGAGATATTCTTTAAACAGAACTATAGCGTACAACCAACAGATAAAGAATTAATAAGGTATTTGAATGAACTCAATCAAAATCAGTGAACTATTTTACAGCATTCAAGGTGAAGGTCGCTACATGGGAGTACCTAGCGTCTTTCTAAGAACGTTTGGCTGTAACTTCACCTGTGATGGTTTTAATATGCCAAGAGGAGAAAAGACAAATGAACGTCTTGCCGTCGATGCAAAGTTATATAAATCTTATAGAGACTTACCACTGGTTAGTACCGGGTGTGATAGTTATGCTAGTTGGGATCCTAGGTTCAAACATCTTAGTCCGCGCATTTCGGTGGATGGCATCGCAGATGCAATCAAAGAAGCCCTCCCGTTCAAAGAATGGCGAGACGAACACTTAGTCATCACAGGTGGTGAACCATTGTTAGGATGGCAGAAGATGTATCCTAAACTATTGAGTCATCCGTTCATGGAGAATCTCAAAGAGATCACGTTTGAGACTAACGGCACACAGAAACTCAAGCCCGAACTTGTAGACTTCTTGTATGACTGGGCTGAAGGCGATCCCTGGAATAGTAGAAGTTATGAAAGCATCACATTCAGCGTCAGTGCAAAACTCAGCGTCAGTGGTGAGAAACGTGAACGTGCTATCAGACCTGACGTAGTATTGCAGTATCAAGAATCAGGACATGTCTATCTCAAATTCGTTATCGCAAGTCAACAAGACATGGACGAAGTATTAGAAGTTAGTGAACTTTATCGCAAAGAGGGCTTCACAGGTAACATCTATGTGATGCCAGTCGGCGGTGTCGAGAGTGTATACAGTTTGAATAATAAGCAAGTTGCGTTGTTCGCTATGAAGCATGGCTTGCGTTATAGTGATAGACTGCAAGTGCCACTGTTTAAAAACGAGTGGGGTACTTGATGCCATTCTATAATAGTAATGACAGGGTAGATAGTTGGGATCATTTTGATCATAAAAGCCTAGGTACAGAATATAAGTTTCTTTTTTGGCCTAGACGATGCTATTTCACTAATAAACTGTTATGGTTGACATACGCATATAAAAAGACTGCTATGTACACTGGACCCGGCGCGCCTGTATACGAACATCGTTATTACGATAAGCATCAGTTTTTGGTAAATAGGTTAAAGGAGAATGTGTGAGAACTTATTCTAAACGAATAGGATTTATTGTGAGTTATCAAACATTGATACCCCACGGCGGCATAGGACAATTCACAAAAAGTTTCTGCGAGTTGATGGATCTGCACAATATCAAGGTCGATATTATCACAGATAAAGAACCACAAGATAATGAATTTGTCAAATCATTAAAGGCCAATATCATTGCCCCGCTAGAGTCATTACCATATACATTACATAGCAGTATTTTCATGTATGGTGATACATATTGCTATGAGCGCATGACTAATTTTCGTAATGCCATCGTTGAAGCATTAGAGCATAATCTATACGATGCGTTTATCTGCAACACTTATGAGAGTGTTCAGGTTGCTAGTACAATGGGGCTTGAGGATGTAATTCAAATTATTGCATATACACACTTAGAGAGTCAGATTTTCAAAGACACTAAGAATCCTTTCTTGTACAATACAAATGCGTTGATGCGTCAGCAGTTATCTACTCCGGGAATATTTGTAGGTACGCAAAGCAAACATAATCAATTGAATTTAGATGAATCAAGTTATCATCTTCCTATTCCTATCACAGAACGTGGATTGTTAGAAGAACATCACAAACCACGTGAGGGTGTATTGTTTATTGGTCGATGGGAAGAAGGTAAGAATCCTGAACTGTTTATTGACTTGATTGAGCAAACTAAACTACCTGCTAAGGTAATGACTAGTCCTAATGGTGTCAAGAAATTTGAAGATAGACTCTCAAAGATCGGTGCTACCTATGATGTTCGTGCTAGTATTGTAGGCCAAGAAAAAGTAGATTTTATGACTAGTGCAAGGGTAGCATTCAATCCTAGCATTGTAGAAAGTTATGGTATGGCATTTTATGAGCAAATGATACAGATGCCTACTGTAGCATTAGAAGGTCAACGTTGGACTAAGAATTTTGATAGCCGTCATTTCTTTACAGTCAACAAAAAGAATATGGCTAGCACTGTGTTAGATTTATATAATAATGTACCGGATGCTAAAACTTGGTATGCTAATGATATATTAGAAGCATATCGTAATAGAGAAAAAGATGTGTTCCATAAATGGAATGAATGTTTCAATGAGTTCAAATCAAAACAATCTAACAGTAATACTGCTAAGATTTGTAATTTCGGAACCGTGAGATATGACGAATTCATACATGATCTAGGAAGAAAGCCATTGGTATGTATCGATGATATTCGTAGCGTGTTGTCTAACAAGCACAAATTTAATGTCATCTACACAGATCAATATACTTATTTGACTAAGGATCCAAATTTTCAGCCAGTAAAAAAAGAAGAAGCAATGAGTTTATTTGAGGGTATATGATGAAAAAGATAATGATAACAGGATGTAGCGGCTATATTGGTAGTCATCTATGTAAATTATTAGAAGGCAAATATGAGATTCATGGATTAGATATAAATGATCCTATCGTTCCCGTCAGTAAATTCTATAAAGTAGATATCAATAGATTGTTCACTATCCCCGATCAGACTGAACCATATCATGCTGTGATACATCTTGCCGCATTGGTCAATGTAGGTGAGAGCGAGAAGATGCCTATCATGTATTATATCACTAACATGAATGGCACTATGAATGTCATGAATAAGATTCCTACCGATAATTTTGTCTTTGCAAGCACTGGAGCAGCCGCACTTTGTGAAAGCGCATACGGCATCAGCAAACGTGCCGCAGAAGACATAGTGTGCGAATACTTCACTAGACATAGACCTGAAGTACCTTACACTATGTTTAGATTCTACAACGTGATCGGTAGTAGTTATGGCATACAACCAACTAATCCTGATGGGTTGATGTATAATCTAATGCAATCAAAAGACAGAGGGTCATTCACTATTTTCGGAAATGATTATGACACTCCCGATGGTACATGTGTGCGCGACTATGTTCATGTATTAGAAATTTGTAATGCGTTGAAATTAGCGATTGAACAGCCAGCAAATAGTCTAGAGAATCTAGGGCACGGTGTTGGTACTACGGTGAATGCTATGGTAGAATTGTTCAAGCAAGTGAACAATGTAGATTTTGAAGTTAAGTATGGTCCAAGACGTAAAGGTGACGCCGCAGTAAGTGTGCTAGATAATCCTAGCACTTACATGAAACATCTTTACGAATTAAAAGATTTACTTAAGATTAGTGGATAAGCAATAAACTGCTCAACACATCATTACGGTTGGCAGCATCGTCACCATCACCTGGCTTGACGATAACATTCCATTTGCCTTTTGCTTCTGGATCTTTATCTACAGGCTTTTTCATCATCTCATCATAAGTGATGATTGTTTCTGGCTTCATGCTGTACTTGATAGCGATACGATCTTTGACAGCCTTTTCTGCTTGAGGATTCTTGTACTGCCACTTACCTGATTCGTCTTTCTCAAGTGCATCAGCAAATAATTCTTTAGGAACTACGCGGCTGTTCTTAGTCTTGACGAAATCGATTTTCTTTTCTTGACCAGTGGCCGCACCTTGGCTAAAATTCATCTTGAAGTTATCTGGACGTTCTGCTTGTGCTACTGAAGCCATCTTAGTGTAAGCATAGAAGTCTACATCAGGATGATTCTTAGCGACATCATATGCCATCTTTAGATATTGTGGACTAAAGAAGTCGCCGGCATCGTGCCAACGCACAACTACCTTTGTACCCTTCTTACCGTATTTTTTCTCAGCATTTGAAATCTCATCACTGAGCATTGACATGAACCCATCCGGGTCATTGTATAAGAAATTCAACAGTTTAGTAGAACTCAATGAACTTGCTTTCCACTGAACATAACCGCCCTTCATAGCATAGCAGAATGTCTTACATGCACCAGCACCAGGGCAAGTATCGATTACGATAAATTCTCCGGTATCTTCATCAACAGCAAGACCTTTTAGTGCAGGTAGACCCACATTGAAGAAAATGCTACTTGTGCCATCACTATGTTGCATCTTTTCATTTTGTTTGAGAATCTTTGTTGGGCGTTCAGTAAATGTCTTGCGAAGGGCATCTAGGTCATATTTCTTACCCTCATCGTTAACGATTGGGATATTACCACTATGGATATATGGTCTTTGGAATTTGTCCTGTTTCTCTTTACTTTTACCAATAATTCTGTCAAGATATGATGTCAACTCATCTTTATCAAACTTACGGCTTGTGACACCACTCAATTTCTCTTCATCGACATCATCTTTGCCCTTACCTTCGCTATCCACGAATTGGTCAAGGCTCATGACTTTGAGGTCTTTGCTAAATGGGCTTACGCCCTCGGTTACCAATTTGATGAGTTTTCTAAAATTCATGTTGACATTCCTAAACAATTATAGTAATATTTATCACTATGACATTTAACTCAGACATTCAGCGTATTGGTTTCGCTTGCAAATGGGCAGAAATCAATAAAAAGGGTGAGATCGCTAGCACCGAGGGCCTGAACACAGGTGGCACTACTTACGCATGGGCAAAGCGTCAAAGTAGCCGTCAAGTTGTCGAAGATAAAATCATGGATGTAGCGAAACGCAACATTCTTAATACTCATGCACTTGTCAAAAAAGTTGCAGAATTACCCAATGAATTACGTATGTTGCGTATCACTAGTGATATGCTATCATTCTATACTATGGATGAGTACAAGCCTTTCTGGCAGCGGCAGGATGTGCGTGATAGTCTAGAACGCTGGATGGCTCCTATCGGTGAGACTGCTAGAGCAAACGATGTTCGACTATCGTTTCATCCCGATCAGTTTGTCGTTTTGGCTAGTGATCGTCCTGAGGTAGTAAATAAGAGTATAGAGGAGTTTGAATATCATGTGGATATGGCCCGTTGGATGGGGTACGGTAAACAATTTCAGGACATCAAGATCAATGTCCACATCAGTGGTCGCCAAGGCCCCGACGGTATCAAAAGAGTTATCTCAAGACTCAGCCCCGAAGCACGAAATGCCATCACAATCGAAAACGAAGAAATGTCGTGGGGACTCGACTCAACCCTCGAACTCGCAAACGATCTCGCTTTGGTGCTAGACATTCATCATCATTGGATTAAGACTGGAGAATACATTGAAGAATCTGACCCACGCATTGATATGGTTATTGATAGTTGGCGCGGTGTGCGCCCTGTCATACACTATAGTGTTTCAAGAGAAGAGCATCTACCTGGTGCCTGCACTGTCAGCCGTCCCTGCTTGACTACACTACTAGAATCAGGACACAATAAACAGAAGTTACGTGCGCACAGCGACTACTACTGGAATCAAGCAGTCAACGACTGGGCTTTGTCACATAGATCATGGGCTGATATAATGTGCGAAAGCAAGGCTAAGAATCTTGCAAGTTTTAAACTACACGACTATGCAACAAATAATCAATGATCTTAAGAAGTACGACTGGAATTTCATTACCAGTTTCGGCAATAGTCTAGAGCAACTGAACAACAAACAACTTAGATTCATGAAGGGGTTTGTTTGTGAAGAACTCATTGCTTCTCAGGATGGTACACTAGACTGTTTGCGTGAGGACCATAAAGATTTTTATTGGAATAAACATAAGATCACTATGGAACTTAAAAGTCAGTTGAGCCAAAGCATGTACAAACAAAATGGTTCACTGCGCAAAACTTTTATTGTTAAGTTTACCAATAGTAATGGTACTAACAACAAAGACACTTTGGATCCTAGTTTGATATGTGACATTACTTTAGTATTGCGTAACGATGGTTCGTTCATTGTTAACCGTGACACTGTAGTAAAGAACTTAGTCAAGACCGGCGATGGATTTGACCTTAAGTTAAAGTCCAGTGATATCACAGAAATATCTGGGTACGTCACAGACACGACTAAGTATAATGTAGACCTCGAAAGTGTCATGGTTAATTCCATACGTGAGGCCATCAATAAAGGTAAAGCATGTTCGACAAAATAAAAAAAGTTTTTGGGTTAGAGGCGAAAAAAGAACAAGGACCAAGGTCTGATCTTCCGAGCGAGGATCCTCCTAAACCAAAAAAAGAAAAGGCTGAAAAGAAACTCAGCCCTAAAGAACAGGCTACTAAAGATGGTGAGCCCTATATTGCTATCAACAGGGTAGACATAGACCCTAATAATATCAACAATGGCGCTTTTGAATTGGATTGGAACGACAAGTTCCTTCTTAACCTGATTAAATCAGGATATAAGAAAAGCGAGACTGACACTGACAATGAGATCGTGGATCGCTGGTTCCAAACAGTCTGCCGTAACATCGCACTTGAGATGTACGAACAAGAGATAGCTGATCCGGACAAGCGTAGAAATGACATGCGTGTTGTCAATCAGCGCGATTTGGGTAACGGGCGTACCGAAGTTAGTTGATAATATAAAAGTATCGTGGCTAAAACCACTAAGAAAAAATATACCATTGAACATCTTGGTAAGGTTTTGTACACCGACCATTATTATGACCTGCCTGTTGAAAAGTGTATTGAATTAAAACAACAGTATTATACTAAACCCGACTACAACCTCGTAAAAGAAAATTTGAAAAGCGTAAAGCGCGGTGGTACTGCGATAGGTGATATAGCCAACTATTACTATAAAGATTTGATGGCAAAAGTAAAACTTGAAACCCCTCGCTGGAGCATAGAAGAGGTATTTGAGTCAAATGATCTGATAAGATATTTTTATAGCCGCACATTAGCCAGTGAAAAAGTGTATCCAAAAACAAATACTGATATACAAAATTTAGAGACGGCGTTAAGAATTTCTGGTGGGGGAGTTGCTATGAAACCGAGCAACTTTCCAATGCAGACTGTCGACCACATATTGAAATATTACAATGTGAATAACAAGTATTATGATTTTAGTTGTGGTTGGGGTGTAAGATTACTAAGCGCAATCAAAAATAAAGTAGAGTATTATGGGACAGATCCTAATAACTTGTTGGTTGACAGATTATTTGAAATGGCAAAGGATTATGATACAGCCAACCTAACAGATAGCAAATACGACATACGATGCCAGGGTAGTGAGGTGTATGTGCCTGAATGGGAGAACACAATTGGATTGGCTTTTAGTAGTCCTCCATATTTTAATCTTGAAGATTATAGGGTAGGTAATCAATCGTATAAACCCGGAACTACTTATCAACAATGGCTAGACAATTATCTTAAGCCCACATTGGTGAACATCAACAAATATCTAATTGCTGAAGGTAAATTGCTAGTTAACATAAAGAATTTTTCAAATTATAAATTGTACGAGGATACTTTATCCTTGGCAAAAAGTTTGGGCTATCATCATATACAGACCACTGACCTTAAGAATAAGGTACGACCTAGTGCCAAATCAAATCTGAATACAGATGAAAGCATAATGGTACTGTCCAAAAACAAAGTCGAACCCACAGGTATCATGTTGTTTAACTTTGGGTAAAGGCTGTACCTAAGTTAGTTGACATATTCGCAAACACCTAGTATAATATACGTATATTATTCTACTAAATAGGTGTACTTGTGAAATATGCTCTGATTGATACTGCTAATACATTCTTCCGTGCCCGTCACATCGCAAGTCGCAACAGCGATACTTGGGAAAAGATCGGCATGGCACTACACTTGACACTTGCTAGTGTAAATCAAGTTGTGCGTAAGTATGGCATCGACCACGTTGTATTCTGTCTTGAAGGTAGATCGTGGCGCAAGGATGTATATGCACCTTACAAGGCACATCGTAAAGTTGCTGAAGCATCACTCACAGAAGCAGAGCAAGAAGAAAACAAGATGTTTTGGGAAACGTATGATATGTTCACTACGTTCCTTCGTGAGAAGACTAACGTTAGCGTACTCAGACATGAGCGGGCTGAGGCAGACGACCTTATAGCACGATTTGTATATCTACATCCCAATGATGAACATGTGATCATCAGTAGCGACACAGACTATGTTCAATTGATTAGTGAGAACGTGAAGCAATATAACGGTGTCGCTAACCAATTGATCACGCTAGAAGGTTATTTTGATGACAAGGGCAAGCCTGTCAAGGACAAGAAAACAAAAGAGCCTAAACTGTTAGGCGACCCGCAGTTCCATCTCTTTGAGAAGATCATGCGCGGTGACGCCGGTGACAATGTGTTCAGTGCATACCCAGGTGTTCGCACTAAGGGTAGCAAAAACAAAGTCGGTCTCATCGAGGCTTATGCGGACCGTACTAAGCAAGGCTTTAATTGGAACAACATGATGTTGCAACGTTGGGTTGACCCCGATGGTGTCGAACATCGTGTGCGTGAAGACTATGAGCGCAATCGACTATTGATCGACTTGACCGCACAACCTGACGAAATAAAGGATAAGGTAGATGCTAGCATCGCTTCAGGTGTGCGCACACAAACCACACCGCAAGTAGGCATTCACTTCATGAAATTTTGCGGTAAGTATGAATTGCAAAAGATCAGCGACCAGGCCGATAGTTATGCTAAGTGGCTGAACAGTCCTTATAAGGGTGAGTTAGCATGATCAATAATAAAGGTTGGTTGAGACCCGGCACAAACGTTAAAGATAATGAAATGTTTTGGAAGGCATTACAGGAATGAATTTAGGATTAATCATAATTGATGATTTCTATGATGATCCTGATAGTATCAGGGAATTAGCCTTATCCTATGAGTATGCTCAGGATGGATTTAGTGAAGGATATAAGTTTGGTAACGCCCCATGGGCAGGAAAAATGAGCATCAATACACATAACCCTAGGTGGATAGATGCTAAAGTGTCTAGGATATTAGGTAAAAATCTATGTCAAATGCGTAACATGGATAGTGGAAAATTCAGATTAAGCCCTGAAGGAACAGTATCTAAAAATGTATGTCACGTAGATAGTATCCAAAAAAATTATTACGCCGGGGTGTTATATCTTAATAAGGATATAGTACAGCCCGGAACTATATTCTATACGCACAAAGACACTGGTATGGATCGTGCTATAGATAGTACACAGGTTATAAATTTATTAAAACACAAGGACGATCAAAACCTTAATCAATGGAACATAAATATGGTTTCATATGTCACATATAATCGTTTGA